CGCAGCACCCAGTCGTCGGACCGCTCGACCTGCCTCAAATTCCACAGCACCTCGGCGAGCACGGGCCACGCCTCCGCCAGCCGGCCCGCGTTGTGCAGCGCGGCGAAGCGCTTGTACGCGTCGCCCGCCGCCTCGGCCGCCGTGCGGCTCTTCGGGCGCAGCGCGAGCATCGCCGTCGTCACACCGCCGATACCGAGCGCGACCGGACCGGCGATCGCCAGCACACCGCCGAGAGCGAGCGCCGTATCCTGAAGCGGAGGTGACAGCCCTTGAAAGAATCCGGCGACGCCTTGTACCGCACCGCTGATGAGTTCGAGACCGTCATTGACCAGCGGCAGAAGGGTCTGGCCCAGCGTTAGGAGAACCTCCTTCATCTCGGCCATCGCCTGCTGGAACTGGAACGCTGTCGTCTGCGACACCGCCGCGAACGCTTCGTCGACCGCCCCGGTCGTGTCAGCCATACTCGCGAAGATCGCCTCCGTTGTCGCGACGTTCGCGCCCATAAGGTCGAGGACACCGGACAGGGCGCGGATGTTGCCGAACACCGACGCCGCCGCCGCCTCGTTCCCGGCGAACTCCTCCGACAACGTCTTGAGTGTCGCGAGGAGACCTTCCTCGCGCATCTGACGACGTAGTCCCTCCGAGGAGAGACCCATCTCGGTGAGCGCTTCCTCCGCCTGCTTCGTCGGGCGGAGGAGGGACGCGAGGATGCCTCGAATCTGTGTCGCCGCTTCCGCCGCGTTCGTGCCGGTACGGGACAGGGCGGCGAACGCCGCACCGACCTCGTTGAAGTTGACGCCCATCGCCGAGGCGAGCGGCAGGACGCGACCCATTGACCCGGCGAGTTCGGTCGTCTCCAACTTGCCTTCACGGATCGTCGCCGTCATTACGTCGGTCGCCTGCGTCGCCGACAGGACGTCCGCGCCGTAAGCGTTCAGGGCTGACGTTGCGAGGTCGGCGATCGTGGCCGTGTCACCGAGACCGATCGCTGACGCCTTGAGTGACGCGGCGAGCGTGTCGGTCGCGGTCGCGCCGCGGAGACCGGCGGAGGTGATGTAGAACAGCGCGTCAGCGGCTTCGTTCGCTGACTTACCGAACTGGGTCGCCATACCTCGAACGGCGACCGACATCGAGTCGACCTCGTCCTTCGCGACACCGACGAGCGCGGTGATCTTCGTCATCGAGGTCTCGAAGTTGACGGCAGTCTTGACCGCCGCCGCTCCGAGTCCCACCATTGGCAGGGTGACGCGAGTCGTTAGGGAACGACCGACCTTCGTCGCGTTGTCACCGAAGTTCTTGAGTGACCGTTCGGCCTTGCCGAGATCGGCGCGGAGTTGGGACGAGTCACCAGAGAGGACCGCCTTGAGTCTCGCGACGATCGCTTCCGATGCCATACCTGTCTACCGTTTCCGTTTCGAGCGTTGCTCTGCTACCTGCCGACTGTGTTCACGTTCTGATGCCTCGATCTTGTAGAGCGCCATCCACTCCGCCATCTCCGCGCTCGACATCCGATCGGAGAGTTCACCGACTGTCATGCCGAGTTCGCGGGCGAGTTGGAAGTAGAAGCGACGCTCCGGGTGGGCTACTCCGTCTCGTCCGGGGTAGCCGAGGAGGACTTTCCCGCGACGTCCACCGAGTCCTTCAGCACCGACGACACCGTCAGGCACTTCGTGGTGAGCCGGTCGATCACGGCGAACGACTTGTCGGTGAACAGCCAGTCGAGGTCGTCGTCGTCGAACACCGGGTCGCCGGTCTCAGGGTCGAACACGCACGCCGTCAACAGGAAGCCCCACAGAGCCTCCTGTCGATCCGAGTTCGACTGGTCGTCGAGGTCGGTGTAGTTCGCCATGAGCGCACGCTGACGCGCCGACATGGATCGAATCTCGACCGTGACGTCCCATTCGGGAATGTCGACGACCTCACGTTCGAGGTCGCCTGCCTGCTTGATCTTGTCTTTGATGGACACTTGGGTCACTCCTTAGGGTTGTGGGTTAGATCAGAAGGTGGTGCGGGTGACGTCACCGGTGACCTGAAAGTCAGCCGAGTAGGTGACGACGTCGCCGACCGGGTTCGAGATCGAGAACGACGTCAGGATCGCCTCACCCGTGTACTTGACGTTGCCGCCGGTGTCACCGGCAGGGCCGTAGATGAAGGTGCGGCTCGCAGGCTCCGTGCCGATGAAGTAGCCGTCGACGGTCGCGTCCCAGATGCCGGACACCGACAGCGTCGCGTCGCGAAGGCCGACGATGTACGACTTCGACGTCGAACCGAAGGCAGTCGTCTCGGCGGTGTCAATGGTCTCCGGGAAGTCGACGCTGGTGAGCGTGTCGCTGATGTCGCGGGAAGTACCGCCGGTGTCGTCGATCTCGAAGTGGGTCGACTTGCCGTGAACGAAGGTGGGCATTTCTATTCTCCTGTGGGATCAGTAGCGGGCGAACGCTACATGGAACGTGATGGCACCGCTGGTCGCGGCTGTGGACGCGGTTGCCCGCAAGTAACGGTCGACCGTGCCGGTGACCGCCTTCTGCTCGACCGTCTTGGTGGCGGACGAGACGGAGGTGAATGAGGTCAGGTCGGCGAACGTAGCATCGTCCGCTGAGTCCTGAACCTTGATCGTGACTGCCGCGTCGAGGGTGTTCGCGACGACATGGAGGTTCGCCATGCCGCCGTTCGCGGTCGACGCCGTGTTGTCGGTCGAGGCGAGGTCGCCGAGCGAGCCGAAAGCGATGGACGCTCCGGTCGTCAACTGGACGCCTGACTGGATCGAGTAGGTGAGGTTCGCGGTGGCGTCGGTGGAGGCGTTGAAGTCGGCGGTCACGGTCACGATGTCCGCTACCGGCGACGAGATCGCATACGACGTCTGATGGGCCTTCGCGAGGACGGAGCGGTTGCCGATCGTCCCGGCCTGAAGGTTCACGGTGATGATCGGGGTCGTGGTCGCACCGAGGATCGCGGAGAGTTCCTCGTCGGAGCCGTCGGTGTCCTGCGCGAACATGCCGGACAGCGACAGCGTGCCGTCGGTCAGTCCGACGATGTACGACTTCGAGGTGGAGCCGAACGAGGTGGTCTCAGCGGTGTCAGTCGAACGGGAGGTGTCGACCGAGTTGAAGTAGGAGGACAGGTCGAACTCGTCGAGCAGGACTTCGGTCCCCTTACCGTGGACGAACGTGGGCATCAGTCGATCTCCTCATCGAGGTCGTCGAGGTCGTCGTCGTCGAGGTCATCGAGGATGTCGTCGTCGACGGTCGGCTCGGGTTCGGGTTCCGGCTCCGGTTCGGGTGCCGGGGTGGACTTCGCGGTCTTGCCGCCGTCGGCTTCGAGCAGTCCCTTGTCGATGAGCCATTGGGCCTTCGCCTGAGTCATCTCGATGATGTCGCCCGGTTCGTAACGGCGACCGCCTGCGTCGATTCCTCGATCGCCTTCGGGTCCGCCTGTCACTCTGAACTTCATCCGGTCCTGTCTCCTCGATGGGTAGGCGCAGGAGTCGTGAGCGACTGACGGTCACGGCGGACACCTGCGGCGACGAGCGCACTACTGACCGCTGATGGTACGCCTGCGGGCCGTTGCGCCGTTGTAGCGCCCGCCCGCGCAGGCCGCTAACGGCACTCGTTGAGATTAGTGGTTGCTTTCCGTGGACGGGCGCGCTAACCTGACTCTCGTGGGATACAGCGACAACCAGAAGGAGAACACCGTGACCACGAACACGAACAGCAGGTACTACGTCGAGAAGTGCGAGACCAGCCCGCCTTGCGAGCATCCCCTCTGCCACCGCCTCCATCGGCGGTTCGGCTACCGCGTCGAGCGGCATTGGGACCCGGTACAGGAGACCCACATGGACTTCGCGCATTACATCACGCGCTACTTCTGGGTCATCATGGACCGCGAGACCGGCGACCGCGCGTTCTACGGCGAGCAGTTCGACACGAAGCGCGACGCGCTCCGGTACTTGGAGGCGCGGTCGTGAGCGGCGAGGCGATGGTGCGGCGGCGGGGGAGCACTTCCCCGCTCGCCGACCGCGACACCGCGACCACCCTCCCCGACGGGCGGCACCTCGAACTCGGCGACGAGTTCACGGTCGCCGGATGCGGCAGGTTCCGCCTCCGCTCCATCCGCCCCAACGGGGAACTCAACGGCTGGGGACCGATCACCTCGAACGGCACCATCCCCCACGGCGGGATGCGGACCTTCCGCCCAGATGACGTCCGCACCGTCCACGACAAGAAGCGAGCGCAGGACGCGCTCCGAGAGGAGGAAAACTGATGAAGGACATCTACCGTGACCTCACACTTGATGAGGTCAACAGCGACGAGTTTGAGGAACTGCTCGCGACGGTCGTTGAGGGCTGGTTCATGAATCAGCCGATGGGCTGGATCGTCCTCTGCGACCGCGTTGACGGCCTAGCGAGCATCGGCCAGTACGAGAGAATCGACGGCGAGTTGTGCCACATTCATCGGTGTACGCCGAACCAGCAGGACGACCCGGTCGTGAAGCGCATCATCGCCCGCGCCCGCAAGATCAAGAGGGAGTTGAACTCGTGATCGACCTGCTCCAGACCATCAGCATCGCGGGCGTTGCGCTCGCATTAGCGCTCCACGCGAGCGGAAAGGCAGGCGACTGACATGAGCACAAGAGCAAGACAGATTCAGGCAGACATGGCGCTGGACTTGATCACGAACTACGTCCCCGATCTCACCGAGGCCGGTGGCATTGCGGCGGTGAGGCTGATACAGAAACGGTTCGGGTGGACCGGCACGTTCTTCGGCAGGAGCGACGCCGAGTCACGAGCGAGAGAACTTCTCCCGGACGACGCCACCGATCAGCAGGTGTACGACCTCGCCGAGCAGGTGATGGCGTCCGGCGGTTGGAAGCATATGGCGGACGCCATGAACCAGACCGGTTGGGAATGGATGGATGAAGCGTTCCATCAGTTCGACATCATGGAAGAAACTTGCTGTGTATGTGAGGGGGACTGCGATGAGTGACATGCCTGACATCACGGTTAGGGATATCGCGCCCGGCACGGAGTTCGGTATTTGGAAACGTGGCGTGCTGTGTATGTGGGCTGACTGCGGTCTACCCGCTGTCGGTGTCGACATCACGCTCGACGATTACGTCATCTACGCCGACCCGCGGTGCCTCGAACATTCCGGCGACGAGTGCGCCAACGTAACTCTCATCAGATTCAACGACGAACGGTTGATGTACAGCAAGGAGGACATCTGACATGAATGATTCGACGACCTTCGACGAACCGACACCGGTACCCGGTTTCTCAACGAAGATCCACGCCGAAGTGGTCGACGGCCGATTGCCGGACGGCGAGATACTCATCGAGGTGTGGGCCGACGGGCAGGTTCACCTCGCGTTCCGTGAAGAGCCTCACCACGGCTGGCCTAAGGGCGCATGGACGGTCCTCCCCGGATCGTTCCAGTAACCTACGACACGGACGGTACGCAATGAGTACACTACGAGGAGGAGTGATTATGGCATCGCTTGTTGACCGCCTCAGGCTGAACCGGAACGCCGTTGATTACTCGACCGCGGCGATCATGGAAGAAGCGGCGCGTGAGATCGAGCGCCTCCTTGATGAGTGTGATGCCTTGCGGCAGGCGAACCAGTACCTCGGGGTGTATACGCCCTCGACGGACTGGCCCGACGACGCCTGACCGTCATCATCCTGTAAACTAGAAGCCCATGCGAGTGTGTCTCGTAGCGGTCGCCGCCGCTACACTCACGGTCTCGGCGTGCGGGGCAGGAGCCTCCTTTCCGGTGTATCCCACAATACCCGAAGCCCCCGCCCCGCACGCCGCTCAACCTGCCGCAGAACCGTTCTCTGCTCCCCCTCAAAGAGCGCTAGCGTCAGTTCTAACGAGCGTTCAGCCCGATCCGGCCCGGTTGCCGCAGACGATGCCTGATCCTCAGCCTCGACCGCCACAGCGTTCCGTCGTCGCGGCAGAGTTGCCGCCGCACCGATCGAGCGCCCCGGAATGGCGGTGCGACGAATGGGTCGAGACCGCGGTGGACGTCGGGTGGCCCGAGGAGCAACTCCCTAAACTCTCCTACGCGGTGTACCGGGAATCGCGGTGTGATCCAGACGCGCAGAACACGGACGACCCGACCCGCATCGGTTCGCTCGGCCTCATCCAGATCAACGGGTTCTGGTGCCTGCCGTCACAGTATTGGCCGGAGGGCTGGCTTCAGACTCGCGGCATCCTTCACGAGTGCGACGAGTTGTTCGACCCGGAAACGAACCTGCGCGCCGCGCTGGCGATCTGGGAGAACTCCGGTTGGGGACCGTGGAATCTCTAACGGTCGCCGAGGTCTGACTGGTTATCAGCCTTACACCGTGAGCACTTGATGAGCCACGGTGCGGTGACGATCTCAGCGAGGAGGCGTGAGCAGTTCGCGCACCGAACCTTGTGGCGGGTCTTGCGCTTTGACTCGGGCTTCGACCGAATCTCCGCGTACGGGTCCGGCGGGATACTCATGTCGCTTTCTGTACCCGGAAGTTCTGCGCGAAGATGACACGGTCCGCGGAGTCACGTTCGAGCGGGAACGGTGACTGAATCGCGGCGACACGGTGATAGCGGGTCGCGGTCAGCGTCTCGTTCAGGATGCCTTCGAGCGCGGTCCACACCGACAGCGCGAGCATGTTCGCTGAGGAGTAGCCGGGTGCGCGGACGTTCACCTGAATCCTCGGTTGCTCGACTGGCGGCATAGCGTTGCCGCCCATCGTCGACACCGGCGTCTCACCGCCGTACTCGTACAGAGCGACGCAGGTGTCCGGCGTGTCGGGGAGACGTCCGAGGAACAGGTTCGTCCCGAGCGTCAGCGAACCGACCTGCGCGGCGACGTAGGTGCCGAGGTCGTCGAGCATTGCCATCAGCCAGTCCCCCTCGCCGCGATCACGTTGTAATGAGCGCGGATACGGTTCACGAGTTCCTGCGGGTACTTCGCCGTCTCAGCGAGGAACGGGAACTCCAGATACTTCGGTGAACCGCCCGGCGTGCCGGGTGCGGTTGGCCCGGTTCCTTTACGACCTGCGCTCTTGTTCCCGTCGCGTGCCGGGTGGAACAGGTCGAGTCTCTCATGCTGATACAGGGCGTACGGGGTGCCATACCTGATCTCGACTTCGGGGCTGGCGGTGCCGATGCCGCGTGTCTCGTAGGACATCGAACCTTTCAGGTCGCTGAGGTCGTCCGGAACCAACTCTTGCGAGGCGTCACCGATCTGGTTCGCGGCATCCCAAAGAGCGCGTCCCAGCGCGTACTGGACTGCTTCGCGGTTCGCTTCAAGCGCGTCAGCCAACTCCCGCAACCCGGTCACCCTGATCTCTGTGCCGCCCTTAGCCATCAGCCATCCCCTAACGACACGACGACGAACTGTTTCCCGTGCTCATCCCACCGTTCGTCGATCTCAATGATCGGACGAATCGACCCGTCAGGGAACTCAATCTCGTCACTCAACCCGAGCGACAGCGTTGACGACGGAATGTACGCCTTGTATTCGATGACCTTCTCGTTACGTTCGAGGTCGGCGTTCTCGGTGGTGACCTTCTCGATGTACGCGGCGTACGACGTCGCGGCACCCGAATACTGGGCCTCGCCGTAGTTGTTCAGCGACGACAGGACACGGATGTTCACCGACCGTGTCGTGAGCGGCTTCAGCGCCGTCAAGAACGCCGTCGAAGCAGGCACGATCAGTCCGCTCCCGGACCGAAGTATTGGACGCCGCGAATCGTCTGCGACCTGCCGCCGTCACGCACGTTCTCGAACTGGCCGGACGAGAACCAACCGCGGAAGATGTCGGAGTTCTCCTCGTCGATCTCCTTGTCCGAGATCGTGATGCCGCCCG